GGTGTAGTTGTTTGAGAAATAGAGAGGGGCATGCGCTGGAACGGATCCATAGGAAAAACACCAAGGAGAGCACCAGCTGAGTTGGTATAAGGAACGTTAACAACAGCGACATTGCTGAAGTGACGAGTGAAAAAGAGCTGACTCATTTGATCTTCCTTCATGCCAAAATCGTGAGATTGAACAGCATCAATACAGGCGGCAACATCCCCGAGATTATCAGCGGTGTCGACGCCAGTAAGAGTAGTACGCGTGATGTTAGGTGCATCAACATTGATAGTAGCAAAGGTATGATTGGGTTGATCGAGAGTAGCGCCATAAAGATCATCTTTTGCTCGGATGCGTTGGACTTCCTCTGGAGAGAAACCTGTACCATCATCACCAAGACCATGCATAGCAACTGACCGGGAACGTGGAGCAGTACGGCCAGAGGCAGGGGTGGAACTGCGATGATCGTTGAATAGCTTACTACCAAGAGTAGCCACTCCAACATCCCACAAGCCACGCCAACCAGTATGAATACGGCCGCCTGAGCCGCCATCTCCAGTACTAGCTGAACCACCACCAACTCCTACTGACGATTTCAAGTCAAGATCGGTGGTATTGGTAGCATGTTGTCCACCTGATCCAGTCATTGTCCCACTATTGGTAATATAGGACGTCTGGGTGTTTCCGTGTGGTGTGATGACAACATAGTCCTCATCACCATCATCAGGAAGATATTCGACGGCCAGATTGTCAGCAGCGCGGTAACGGTTGAAGTCATTGAGGATAGCCTGGAAAGTGTCAGCTTGAAGATCCGGAAAAACTTTCTGAAAGTAGGCAACCCACTGTGGATAGTTAGTGTGGTCTTCCGGAAATTCAGGTGATCGTTTCATTCCATGCATAGCAGCATTGTGCAGGATAGAAAGGGCGAGAGCGTGCTGACCCTTGACAGAGACGTCACGGCAGTAAGCTGCTTGCGCCTTCATCTTAGCATCGGGAATGTAGGCAACAATGGCTTTGAAATCCTCGCTGTAGAGAAGATTCGCGGATAGAAAAGTTGCTTCGTGGCGGGGAATCCAAATTGGAAGTCTGCCGGACTTCTCGCCGTCAGTGACGGTAATGCCAAGTTCCCCGAGATAGCGTGCAATGAACGGTAGGTTGTAGGTCTCAAGGGTCTTTCTGAGAAGAGCAGCAACAACGTCATCTCCGCAGGTCTTGTGGGCGACGTCGTGAGAAAAGTCACGAACGAGAGCAGCGGGAAAAGCGTTCTTGTAAGCCAAAGCAAGAAAATAGGTATTGACGACACTGTTCAGTTGGACTGTACCAATAATTCCAGATGGATTACCGGTATGTCGGCGC